TTAAGGTCTTCTAAGGTTTCTATCAGTAAAAACGTAGCCTAACTTTTCATAGCGTGACCAAAATAGATAATCTACTACAGGCGTGGCGTGACGAACTGTCGGCCCTTGGTCGATCGAAAGGAACTATAATGTTACGTTCGTCACATGTGCGTCGGTGTTTAAAATCTATAGGAAAACCGCTGGATAAAATCACCCGCCAAGATGTCATGAAATGGATGTCTACCCAAGAATGGGGGAGGGCGGCGAGAGCGTCGGCACGGGCATCGCTGCGTACATTCTGGGCGTGGGCGGTGGCTACGGGCGTCACAGCAAGCAACCCAATGGCGGGTATACCGCCCGTGAGACAGCTTCCGGGGGTGCCGAAACCTATGCCAGATGCGGTGGTAGTGGTGGCACTTTCCCAAGCACCGCCTGAGATAGCCCTTGCTATTGAGGTCATGGCTGTATGTGGCCTACGAAGGGCGGAATGCGCATGCCTGAGGGCGTGTGATATAGAGCCCGTGGGTCAAGGCTGGATGCTGCGAGTGGTTGGGAAAGGCGGGCGGACACGTATGGTGCCGTGCCCACCACTGTTGGCGCGGAAGCTGAAGGCACGGGGCGGGTGGGTGTTTCCGGGTGCACAGCAGGGCCACATTTCGCCTGGGTGGCTAGGCAAGCTGGTTAGCCGGTATCTACCGCCTGGGTGGACGCCCCACGCCTTGCGGCATCGCTACGCTAGCGTCGCCTACGCCAAGGGGCACGATATCCGTGCCGTCCAGCATCTCTTAGGCCACGCATCAGTAGCCACCACACAAATGTATATAGCATTGGATGATTCAGCGGTGAGGGAGGCGGCTTCTGGTGCGTGGAATCTAGCTAGCTAGCTAGCCAAACAACCGTTCCAACGTAGTTAGCGTCGGCAGACAGGGGGGTCTTAGGATTGCGTTTGATATAACCATCGGGGTCAATAAAAAACGCTGTTACCGTGGGTTCTAGCAGGTCAGTTATGCCGGTAAGCATGAAGGGAATGGCTGATTTCGGGCGGTGAAAATCAATAAGCCTGTCACGGAAAATTTCGGGTGCCGTTGTGAAATTCGGCGTTTTAAATTCCACCGTAAGCATGCACACTTTTCCTACTCGTTGTACGCTACTTTTAGCGTTTTTGAGGCTCTTATCCAGCGAAAACCCGATACCGTAAAGGTGGTGAGTGGTGGCGAGTTTTTGGGCGTTGGCGCGCTGGATTGCTGGAAAGTCTTTTACAGCGTCGGAGCCGTCGGCGTTGAGGTACCAAATTCCATCTTCGTCTTTCGTGGCCATGGGTTAGTTTCCTTTCCAGGTGTGTTTTTGGGCGGCCCACGTGCCGACCTGAGCAGCCCAAACGGTGGTATCAGTTTTGCCCCAAAGGCACGTTAGATCGTGTTCTACGTGGTCGTGGTAGATGCTGAGAGTACCACCAATAGGGATGTAGTCTTGAACGGCACCGATAGCGTTTTTCAGGGCGGCGGCATATCTATCCCCCGTGATTTGTAGGCGCCTGTTCGGGTTTTCCCAGGTGGCCCAGAGGGCGTCAGTTGTGATTAGGCGGGGTGTGACGCTGCTGTCGAGAGTGAAACGGCGGGGGCTTGTGAGCTGGGCTTTCACTAATTCAATGTGTGGCCTAGCACGGTTTAAGGTAGAGCCGTTTTCAATCGTGGGACAATATTTATTGGTGATAGTGGTCACATAACCGCGGTCCCACTGGTCGAAAGTGTTGCGGATAACAGCGTCGCCGGAAGATGCTTTATCAGTGCCGAATACACCGCCTTCTTGGTAGATGATCGTGGTAGGCCACCCGGGAGCATCGAAAGATACCTCACCGCCCGAGTCGATAACTTCAGCAGCGGATAGGCTGGTGACCACCGCGGGGCGGGTGAGGTCATAGGCGCTGGGGGCTACCTTTTCCCAGTCGGGTGACCACACTGGGAAAGCGCCTGGGCGGCAGACCAGGGATTCAACGATCTGGCGTGTGGTGAGAAATGAACTACCAGGTTCGCGGAGGTCGATTTCGTATCCATCAAGTACTTCTAATTGTGGGATTGCTTCAAGGGCGCGGCGTTGGCGGGCGCTATAGCTGGTAAGCGATTTCGCCCCACCCTGTTCGCTATTAAGCACATTTGACCAGGTGGGGGCCTCCGTGGCGGTGATAGTGATAAGCCACGGCGGCTTACCAGGGATATCAATGGGTTGAATGCTGATACGGTCGATGCGCCCTTGGAATAGGGGCTGGTGGGGGCGGTGGTCAAACTTGACACTCACAGCGATTTGGGCACCAACCCAGGTGCCAGAAACCCCTTCCATGATCTGCGGAATCGCCAAGTATTGCACCTGTAGACGACGGTTTGCCGGTTCGGTGAACAGGCTTTCTCGCCCCCAGGTGATGCGGATTTCTTCGAGGGTCAAAAAGTTGTCGAAGGTAAATAGAAGGTAGCCTGGTGCTTTGACGGTGGTTTTTATCATTTCCGATATGGTCATGGTTACCACCGTTGGCGTTCTTGGTAGTCGCGTAGCAACTTTTCTAGGTATCGACCAGTGCTTATAGGATCTACCGCATCATTGACCGTGATGTAATAGTTGTTGTTTATTACTGGTTGCACTGTGGCGGTAAGCCGCCCGAAGGCCTGTATCTGGGGGAATCGGGCTTGGGCAGTGAGCCCTGGGGTTGGCACGCCAAACAGCTTAGCGGCGGCAGGCGGCACACCCACCAGCCCAGGCGCAGGCGCCGACGCGGTGAGCAGATTCAAGGGGTTGACTTTCTCACCGAAAGAGGTCACCCAGTCCCAGGCTTCCTTGATTTTCTCGATCACCCACTCGATACCCTTGCCCACGGATTTGAACCCATCGACACAGAAGCGGACAGCCTTGTCTACGCCATTTCTGAACCAATCGACCTTTTCGTAGGCGAGAACGAAGCCGGCTGTGAGGGCACCAACGGCGGTAACGACCAGGCCTATGGGGTTGGCTTTCATGGCAAGGTTAAGGAGGATTTGGGCGGCTTGCCATGCTTTGACGGCGCCGATAATGCCGTGGGCGGCGCCCGTGAGGGAGATAATGGCCACGGCGGCGGCTTGGAAAAGGCGGGGGTGTTCGCCTATCCATTGGGCTAGCCCAGCGAAGCGCTGGGCGGCATCAGAAACCACGGGGAGTAGAGCTTCACCCAGCGTGGCCTTGGCGTTCTCCCAAGCAGCTTTGGCGCGTTCTTGTTGCCCAGCGGCGGTGTCGGCTTCGCGGGCGAAAGCACCCGTGGCGTCGGCGGATTGCTGGGTGAGCAGGTTCATAATTGCCTGGGTGCGTGCTGTCTTGGCGGCTTCGCCTTCCAATTTATCGAGGCCCATGGCGGCCAGTTCCGCTTTGATGTTGGCTTCTTTGATCGAGATACCGTATCTCTCGATAGGGTCAGTCTCACCCTTGAGCAGGGAGGAAAGGGCGTTCACGGCGTCGCTGGTGGTGCCGCCGAAGGTGGCGGCTAGGTCGGCGCCCTTCTTGATAAGCCCGTCAGTAGTGCCAATTAATTCAGTTTGGCTGACACCCATGTTCTTGAGCTGCGCCCCCATGATTGACGCCAATTCCTGATAGCTGTTTTTCGACAGGCCTACCGCCTGGTGGGCTTTGTCAGCCAGTGCCTTAATCTGGTCGCCTTGTCCCTTGAAAATTGCCTCAACGGCGCCCGTGGACTGTTGTAACGCCGACGCCGAGTCGAATGCCTGCTTGCCCATGGCCACGACCCCCGCCGACGCCACGGAGAGCCCCGCGGCAGCTTTCTGGGCGCCTGATTCCAGCTTGCCCAGTTTGCCGTGGGTTTCGTCTAGCTCTTGGGAGGCGTTCTTGGCGTCGGCGAGGATTTTAATGGACAGGAAGGCGGTTTTACTCACGGTGAGCCTTTTCTAGAATTTCGATAGCGGTGGCGATATAGGTGTCGTCCTTATCGAAAAAGTGGTCAGGTTCGGTGCCCCAGGCCTTGGCCAGGCACATGAGCTGATAAACGGTAGTGTCAGGGCTGAAAGGGCTCGGGATCAACAACCCCATCAGATTCGGCGTCGGTGTCGGAATCGACGTCTTCGACGGTTTCTAGCCAATCTTCAAAGGCCTGGTCGGTTTTCTTCTCACGCTTGAGGGCAGCCCAGGCGCAGAAATGCAGCGCTAGGAATGGCGCTTGGGTGGCCTGAGGCCACCCCATGCGGTTGCTATAGATGTCGTAGCGCACCCGGTCGGCGGAAATAATATCTGTGGTCTGGGTGCGGTGGGCACTAGCGTCCTCTAGATATGTCACGGTGATGTTAGTCATTAGTGTCTCGATGTTCCTTCTATCTGGTCTAGTATCTTGTTGACGTGGTGCTCATATAGTCTGAGCCATGCGGGTTCGGTTTCCTGGGCGGCGTGGCTGACGAAAGGATTAGCTTTGATGCTGCGTTTTTGCCAACCCCAGTGGATGGGGGCGGAATACGGCACGGGCTTAGCGCCTAGGCGGATTCGGGCGCGGGTTTGCGTGGCAAACACCCGTATCGTGTCGCGTAGGTGCGTGCGCTTGTTTAGAGTGCTGACGGGTGCTTTACCGCGGGCGGCACGGGCGACAATCTCACCCGCGGCCTTGTTGACTTCCCTCATTTGCTTGAGGTCTGCCCCGGCTTTTCGGAGGCTGCGCCTGAGTTCTTTAGCCCCGTGGATTTCTACCGCGGCACCCCCGCTAGCCATTAGGGCTCCATGCCGTTCACCTTGGTGGCTGGGGTGAACGCGGGCTTGGAAACGAACTCCAGAGTCAGCTTGGTGGTGTCGCCTTCACCAGCGTCACCGCCGACGTCGGGCGGATCAAGGCGAACTGTGCCCTCAAATTTCGCCCCGTCGATTTTGTTGGGTACGAATGTGATTTTTGCGGTCTCGCCCTGGTGGGCGTACAGATAGCCGACGGCACCCTTGAGAGTGAGGTTCTGGATAACGGTAGCGGTCAACTTGTAGGAATAGACAGGTTGGGACTGACCAACACCACCATCGAGGAAATTCAGGGTCTTACCAGCCTTAACACTGGAGTTTAGAATGCAGTTGGTGACCTGTGGGGCGATATCGAGGCCGGACGCGGTTTCGCCGATGACGAGGGTGCCGGGGCCGGTAACGCCGATTTTGTTCTGTATGGCCATGGGATTCCTTTAGTTTCGTGGCGGTTGGATAGTGAGTTTCATAGCAGGACACACGGCGCCACTAGGCATAGTGACGTTGGTGGCAAGGTCGGTGTCTGTAATCATGCCCCCTACCACGCTGATAGCACGCTGGAGGAGGTCGTCGAGGCGCCCGACGGCGACGGTGATGTCGGCTTCGGGTGTGATGAGGTAGATGTCAAAACTGATCTTCAACGTGCCGTCGAGGTACTGGCCTTCGATCGACCGGGGACTGACCCACGCACAGTCGGGGTTCAAAAACTGAGGGTCATAGTCGGCCTCGACACCAGCGGCGGTAAGCCGGTCACAAAGCTGCTCTAGCTGGTCTTGTATCATGCTCACGGAGGTGTCCTATCCGACGCTTGGTGGGGCGTAGCTACCGATACCCAATAGCTGGGCGATATCGGGGTCATAACGAGCGACATAGATGGTGCCAATGTCCCCCAACGTTTCGACGCCCGTGCTGGATTGTCGGCGACGCCATAGGCGGGCTGCTAGCATTTCGGCGCCGAGTTTGACGGCGGCACTATCGTGCTGGGTGGGTGGGACCCAGGCGGCGACCAGGGCATGCACAGCATCGCAGATAGCTTTGAAGCGCTTTTTATCGGCGTCTATCAGGCCTAGCTGTTTCGCTACGGCTTCCTGGTCAATGATGCTTAGCGCCATTGGTTATGCCTTGAACTTGATATAGCCTAGGGCGTCGGGGCGGGCGACAACGACGGCACGGTAGCCAAACACGCCGTCGTCGACTTGACCCTTGGCGATGTCGAGGGCTTCGGCACGGATAGGGGAACCGGGAAGTTCGCCATGGATAATGCCGGGGGTTGGCCATGCGAAGATTTTGCCCTTGGCCACCTGGTCGGTGGGGATGATGATATCCGGGTCGATCTTCAGGGTCTCCATCAACGCGGGGAGTTCCAACTGCTTGATCTTGGACAAGGCTAACCAGTCTTCGTCGTTGACAGCAATGGCATCGGCGTATACCCGTGCCGCCTTGTACACGGCGTGGTTGGCGTAGGGGATTGCTTCTAGCAGGCCTAGGCCCTGGGCGGTGAGGTCTTTTTCGGTGGCCTGGGCGATAGTGTCGGCTAGGGCCTTGTTGTCGGATTTGACGGCGTAGTCCTCGGCCATACCCAGGAAATACTGCTCAATCAAATTGACTTTCTTGAAATGGATCCACTCAACAGGGAGTTTGTTGGCGCCTGCTAGGCGGGTAGCTTGTACCTCGACAACCTCGAAACTGGCTTCGTTGCTGGGCACGTCGGTGCCGCTACCGTTCCATTCGTCGACGGTAGGACGAGTTTTCCAGCGGTTCGCTTCAAGCTTGAGGCCTGTTAGGTCTTGGTGGGTCATCTTGTCGACGAACAGGCGTTTGTAGGGTTGCCCGTCCCATAGCTGGTCGATCCACTGCGGGGAAGTCAACAGGGGGGATTCTGCGACTTTCATTTGCTTGAGTGCCGCTGTGAGTAGCGTTTGGTCGGCGGTGGGGTCGTCGAGGCGGCATAAGGCGTCGTAGATAGCGCTAGCGGTGAGCGGGGTAGTGCGTGGGGTGGCGGTGACGGTGGGCGGCATGGTGAGGCGACTAGTGCCACCCGTGCTACCAGCGGCGGTTTGGTGGGATGCGGTGACCTGGGTGATACGGGCGGCAGAAAACGCAGGAACAGCCACAATGGCCACCGCGGTGAGTTGCCCCGCGGTGAGCAGGTCGCCACTTATTTCTTGACCGATAATCTCCATGCTGAGGGCGTCCCTCACACCTTCTTTGATGTCCTTGAGTGCAGTGTCGCCGTCGGGGGTGGCGGCGATGTGGAAGGAGGCAACCAGGCCTTGTTCGGTGTCTTCGACCTTGGTGGCGTAGCCCACGGGGGTTCCACCAGCGTCGGAGTGGTCACGGAAAAGTTTTAAGTGTTTGACGTCGGCGGGGACTTGGATACTGCCCCGCTGGGCGGTAATCAGGCCCGCGGAGGTGTAGCCTGGTGTGCCCCATGGCACGATAATGCCAGTCACGGTGCGGGTGTTTTTGCCGTCGGGGTCGGCGGCGGCGGACAGGGTGGTTTGCGGGCTGAACACCAGAGGTTGGGCGGTGTTACTGGCTGTCAGAAGCGGAAGCGTCATGGGGGTATTCCTTGAGGTGTTTAGGCGGGTGGTTGTCGGTGCTGGTTGTAGCGGGTTTTTCCGGTGGTGCTGGGGAGAGGACGGGAAGGTATTTGTCCAACCAGGTGACCACACTAGCGTTGGCGAGTACGCGGGTGACGGCGGCGGTGACGGCTAGGGTTGTGGCCACCCAGGGGATCGTTTCTATTCCTAGCTCATGGGCTATCACGGGCAGGAGTGGGAGAATGCCGACGGTGGCGGCAATGGTGGTTCTCGCTGTGGCGCGCCATGGGTACTTCACTTGAGTGCTATTCATTTATGGAGTTCTTTTTCGAGCATGGCCATGATGGTGGCCATGCCGACGATAATGCCGAGGATGTGGGCGGCAAGGGCGATAAGTATGGCGATGAGCATTACTTGGCCTGGGCTTTGAGGTCGGCAAAGCCGGGGATTTTCAGGGCGGTGCCGATAGCGGCTAGGGCGTCGACGACGGTTCGACCCCCTAGTTGTGGCCAACCCGGATAGGCGCCAAGGCCTGGGGCGCCTGTAAGCTGGGCTTTCACGTCGCGGAGGTACAAATCATTGTCGTTCATGGGGTTTCCTTTCGGGGCAGCGGGGATGTCAGTGTCGTAGGCGCCGAGGTAGCCGTTATTGAGTTTTTCGGCGAAAGCGTGAACACGGGGGTCGCTGGGCGGTAGACCGATTTGGTAGTGCATTTCGTCGGGGTAGTCCCAATCAGCGCCCCAGAAAACGACGCCCTCGAACTTCGCTAGCAATGCGCGTACCTTGGCTTTTGTGGTGGGCGGCATGGTGCGCTGACCCCACGGGTACTTGGGGGCGCCGATATCCACGGCGGTGCCGGACATGTGGTTGCTGTTCCAGACGTCGTTATCGGCACTCCAACCCCACACCTGGGAGGTGATGGGCTCTACCAGGCGGTTGTAGAGGATCAACCAGGCGTTAAGGATGGTGGCCACGTCACCAGCACGAAGCGGCACCGCCTTAGCAGCTGGTACCACCATCTCGCTGACACACGCGGCGCTGGAACACATCGGCCAACCGTTCTCGCTGGGCACGCCGATTTGGGCTTGGTATCGCATTATTCTTGGGCTTTCTGTTCTGTGGGGAGCTGGGCAGGAGCGGGCATGGGGGTGCTGATATTGTCGTCTTGGACGTTGAGCTTGGACAGGAATTCCACCATTTCGCTAGCGTCAACGCCGATGCTGGTGCCCCTTGGCACTACATCGTCCATGCCCATTCGGGCGGTCACGCAGGCCAGAAGTGGGAGGACGCCGAAGGCCAAGAGCTCGGCCATGCGTAGCCCAGCGTTGCTGTAGTTGATGCTGCTTCCTTGAATGGATGCGTCGATCATCGAGGCGGGTATGCCGCACAACCGTGCTAAGTCAATAGCATTGGCGTTTCGGCCCTCGATGAGGAGATGTTCAGCGAAAGAACCGTGTTCTTTGATTTCGGTGTTTTTCGAGGTGAACGCGACCCCACCGTTCTTTCCCTTTCGGGCGGCTACCCACCCCGCCGTAAGCGATTGTTTTTCGTCTTGGCTAAGCGGTCGGTCGCCTGTGTAGTGGATTTCGAGGGTGGCGGCTGGGGTGTTGGTGGCGGTGGTGACGGCGCGGGCTAGCGCGTTCGCTTCGGGCATGGCGTTGGTGCCGTGCCATAAAATGCCCTGGTGGATACCAGGGATAAGCACGTATTCGTCGGCACTGGCGGGGCGGTCACCGACGGTGATAGTGTCGTCGGCGCTGATTGCCCAGGCCTCACGGATTACCCGGTCTGCGGTGAGGACGTGCCCATCAAAATCGCGGGTGACACGCCACAACGAGGAGCCGTAAAACAGCAGGTCGTCGATGGTCCACAGCATGCGGTGATACGGGGGCAATAGCCCGTCGGTGCGGTTGATCCACTGGGGTTGGGGGCTAACAGGCGTGCCGTCTTTTTGGGCGATGAGAATGGCGCGGGCGGCGGTGGTGCATAGTAGGTTTCGGGCGCGGCAAATGGCGGGTATGGCCATGGCCTGCTCACGGGAGATATCGCTGCTCAAAGCTGCTAGGGCGGTGGTGTCGACCTCGGTCAAGACGCCAGTGGTGAACGGCGAACTGACGTCGTTGACCATGGCTTTAAGCGCTTTCCAGCGGGCGAATATCCCCATGGCCATAAACATAAACAGCGCCGACGATACGGCGCTGCATTGACGCTGTGAGCAGGCTATAGGGTAAAGATCTCGGGGGGTTGCTCATCAATGTGGCTGTCGAGCCCATGTAAGGCGAGGGTGGCGGCTTCGAGGGCGGCTATCGAGCCGTGAGCGCGTTTCCTATCCCAGACCCAGGAGTCGCCGAGGTCGCGGGGAACAGCAACCTCGGCAGCGGCGTCGAACGCTTCATCAGGCCAAAACCGCACCTCGGGAATGGGGCTGGTTAGGCGGTTGAAAAGATTGCCGCATGCTGCGGAAAGTTCGCGGGTACGAATCCGGGTGACAGGGAACGTTGCTTTCTTCATGCCTTCGTTGAGAACGTCGGCGGCGCCTACGGCGTCGTAGACGGCAACCCCGCCGTGGCGGATAATCAGGTCGCTGAGCCTGGGAAGGGCCCAGCGGTAACCAGGCCTGACGTCGACGACCTCGAACGTGGGGGTACCGTCGACAAGGGCACCGGCTACTATAGCGGCGCTGTCACGGTCGGCGCTGACGGCAACGCCCCAGGCGGGTTCTATGTCCTGGGGGATAGGCGTGGTGGCACGGGCGGCTTCCCACACGGCTTCGGAAATGTGGCGGCGGTGGCTGGTTGTTTCCCTGTTGCCGTAGGCACGCGCGAATTCCTCGGGGTTGCCCATGTCGTTGTAGGCGGCTATCAGGGACTCTAAGGATTGGGTGTAGCCAACGGCGGGGTGACAGGCGGCTACAGCCTCAATGTCGGTGGCGTCAACTTCGGGGCCAATCCCCCAATCGAGTAGGGCACCTTGGCGTTTGCCGCTGCGAAGGTCGTCAACGTAGCCGTGGAACCACGATGAGTCGGCGTCACCGCGGGTGCTGAGAATGATAGTCTGGGCGCCTGGGCGGGTGGCGTGGGTCGGGGTGATTCCTTGAATAATGGCGGCGCCTTCGACTTCATCAAACACCCAGGCTTCGTCAACGACGCTGAGGTCGGATTGGTCGCCGTGGCCTGCTTTTTTCCCTGGGGGATGCGGAGTCCACACGGAACGCAACGGTCCTACGATCAGGGCTTCGGCCCCTTGAGATTTGTTCCTGCTGAACAGCGATTCAAGGGGAAATGCTGGGTCGACTAGCTCATCGGTGAACTTGAGCCAGTTCTTGCGGGCGTATTGCCCCGTCTGCGCCGTGTAATCGGCGAACGCCTTGCGGTGCTGCATTATCCGCTGGAGACACACGGCGCCGATAAGGTGTGTTTTACCGGATTGGCGGGGGACACTGATAACAACCAGGCTGTGACGGCGAAGGCCAGTGGCGGGGTCGATTTCACCGATAACGTCGGCGGCCCATTCTTGCCACGGCATGGGCGGGGTGCCCATCATCTCTAGGATGCGGCAGATAGCAGGCCCGTAGGTTGGCCCCGTTGGCCTAGGTGTTGCGAACCGCGGGGGTGCCGAAGTCAGCGAGTGCAGCGAGGATCTTGTCATCGGCGGCTACCTCACGAGAGGCCGGGGTCAGGCGAAGCTCACGGAGAACGTCGAGGTAGGGCCCTGTCAGCTGCGCCACGGCGTAGGGCTTGCGTTGCCAGAGGGCCAGGTCGAGAGCCTGTGCGTTCGCAAGGGCTAACCCGGCTAAGAGGTCGTCGAGGTGGTCGATGCGTCCTTCTTCGCGGGCTTTCTGTAGGGCTTGGGCGGCGGTTTTTCGGTGTTCGTCGGCGGGTTGGGCGGATTCGGGGTCGAACAGGGTGGTTTGGGTGGTCATGGGTCTGATCTGGGGTTTCCACCCCCGGGGGGGGTCGGAACGGGGGGATTTCTATGGCGGGGCGCAGGGTGGCCTGGGGGCCGTTTTTAAAAAAACGGAGTCACCAATCCCTTGACGGCTTCGATTTGGTTTTCGGCAACGGATGCGTCTTGAACCATTCGGCCAAGGGCATGTCCTTTCGACTTGCATTGCATGACAAATGAGCAGGTCGAAGATTGTCAAGGCTGTTGTCTCCACCTAGTGATCGAGGCACTAAGTGGTCGGCAGTGTCGGCGCCTTCTCGGCCACATAGATGACACCTGGTTCCGTAGGTGGCGAGAGTGGCGGCACGGAGGCGGCGCCATGACCGGGACCCCAGGCTACCCCCTGGGGTGGGTGGC